TATTATATTTATTATTTCATTGGGCTGCATGTCTGTATTCGGTCTCCTTTCTCTTTAATCCGTTCCAGTACATCCTTGTTGGCTTCGAGTATCTCATCGAAAGAGGGGGTGGGAAACCATGCCAGCACGATACTGTTTCCGTGAATCCACATTCCCTTTTTATCTAAATTGCTATTTCTACAAAACTTTTCTTCTCGAATACATGGTGTGCCATAACACATCACCAAAACAAAAACTTTTTGCCCCTCTTCTGACAACCGTTCCTCAACGCTTATCCACGGAGATTGCTTTGCCTGCCAGTCTGCACCTTTCTTAAAAGCCCGTAATGCAACCGATTTTGCCAATGCCTTGATAGCTATACTGTCTCTTTCATCATAGGCAAGCTCTGCATCTTTATTATATGTACTTTCACTCCAATGAGTGCGGGCTGCTTCTTCTACTGTCTGTTTCATATTCTTCCGATTAAATTATTACCATGACATCACGCTTTCTGGCGAATATAGAATCCGTTATATAGTACGTGATGGCTTTCTCTTCCGCATCTCTCAACAATTCGTGTTTAAGAATCTTATAGTAGGAGTTGGTATGTCCTGTATAGACCATGATTTCTCTTACCCGTTTCAAATCGTCTAAAAAGGATTGAGGGTTATGTTCCTTTATTTTCTTTATATTCATAATTGACCGTCCTTCTTTACAATTCTACCATCGTCTAACAACGTGTATAGTTTACCCTTATATGCCAGAGCAAAACACCATTGGCGGGCACACTTCAAATACTGATGCAATTTGTATCTGTGCGGGTGTTTCTGCATCTTTTTTTCTATTCTTTTCTTCATGTTACGTCATTAATGTGAATTTCTCCTTTCAAAACTCGCTCTACCTGCCTGTCTATTATTCCTTGGAATTCTATTTGGCAAATAAGAGAACAATCAGGCATGATTTCTTCTGGTATTTCTCCACGGTTAGGAGAAAGCTCATCAAGAAATATTTTTCCCAATTTGTCTTTCAGACACGTTGCACCCACTTCTCGTTCAATTACTGCCATTCGGTTGAATACCTCCGGGAAGTCTTTCCGTATCTTATTCCAATAGCCCATACCACCTTTCACACAACCGATGCAGTTGTTGTTATTGTAACCCATCTTGTACATGGCAGGGATTTCAATGCCAGCTTTCCATAGCATACCCATTGCATCCTTTTTGGTTATCTGCCTTTCAATAAGCGGGAATAACGGCTTTGTATCCGGATATTGTTGCTTTAGGCGAATGGCACGGTTAATCTCTTTCGGGTCAAAATCAAATCCCCAGACTTGACCGTCCCAATTTCCCAACTCTTTTTCCAGCTTGTAACGGACTTGTTTCTTTAGTTCAAATGTACAAGCTGCGCCAGTAGGACCATTAATAAATCTTTTCTTAGCCAACACATCCTCTACGTTGAGATACTTATCGCTTCTGATAGCATGTATCGGGCGATTATACCATCTTTCACAATCAGATAGGAACCGGGTGTTATCAGGATGCCCGGAACCTGTTTCGATATAGTAAATCTGCACATTATCATACAGACTTAGTGCTATCTTACAAGCTACTGCGGATGTTACACCGCAAGAAAACCATGCTATTATCATTTTTATTACTATATTTGCGCCACCTATGCGTGACGGGCTAATTTTTAATTAAATAACTTACAATTATGATATTAGATATAAGCCCTGAATGGTTGATTTACATTCTTTCATTCGTAATCGAGTATGTTCTAAAGCCAATGCTTGGAACTTTGTATAGTGAAATCTGGAACCATGTAAAGAAATGGTGGAGTAACTATAGAACTCGTCGTCATCAAGGCGCAATGGTAAGAGATGGGAGACAGCCATCTCAAACAAAAGAATTATTCTTTTTGACCCTCCAGAGGGTCTTTTCTTTTTTATGGATTTGCTCATTACTGTTCCGGTTATGAATTAAAAAGCTCATCCATATCTTGATAATCTATGCAGTTTATAGGGATACATAAATCAGGGTCATCTAATTTAATGTCAGATCCCCAACATTCTAGTTGTTTTGCGCAATCAATACAGAAATATTCTTCATTTTCCATTTTATTCCTTTCTGTTCCGTTTTGAGGGTTATTCACTATCGTATTCTGATATAATTTCCAAAACATCGCTTTGTATTTTTTCATCAGTTAGCATGTGCTCAACTAATTTTTTTCGATGCGAGGGTTTGGCTATAATACACTTCGCTATGTTATTGTTATCGGTAGCCATTATTATAATTCCACCTTCGTGAGTCTTAGGTAGGCGTACTGCCATTTCTTTAGCAAATGCCTCTACGTCTTGAATAAATTGACTTTTCATATTGGTTCCTTTCTATCTTGATAGAATGCAAAATTATCTTCACATTCTCCGTTCTGATGCGTTATATATTCATTGGTGATGATTTCGGGGTGTTTTGGCAATCGGTAAACTAATCCTCCATACACCCATTCATCGTTTTTTGAGCGTTTCCCTCTGAATTTTATCATTCTCATCCTTTACCTCCTTTCTTCAATTCTGCAATAAGAGCATCGGCAAATTCCACAGAACTTACAGCAACCTCCTCAAAATCTCTCTCTCCAACCAGTACATCTCCATACTGATTACTTAATCGCCCTTGCATAGCGGATTTTGCCAATTCATATCTACGTTGTTCCCAGTCTATGGCTTTTTCAAATTCAAGTGCTGTTCCGGGTATTTTTCTACCGTCTTTTGTTATGAATGAACCGCATGAAACCAGCATAGTACCTGAAGGTTCAACATCTATGACCTCGCCGGTAGCCTTTACTTTAGCTTTAAGTTTTTCAGCAGCTCTCATTTGTCTCGTGTGTTCTGCTACACAAGTTTTACACCTGTTAGGATATGATTTGCTGAACTCTGAAATATGCTTTGTTTGCCCGCACTCTGTGCATTTTTTATAAATTGAATTGTCCATGGTTATTATTGATTATAAGTTTCTTGAATAGCTTGGAATATCTCATACATTACTTGTGGGACAATCGCATTGCCGTATGCCTTTATCGATTCCTGCCGCCACTTTGAAAAGGCAATACCGTCCAATCTGGTGGAAATCCCATCATCTCGGCTACAAACAGGGGATTGAGTAGGGAAGTTTTTCCACCGTTCTGCGAATGATGCTCTCCTAACATTACCGGCAGGTTGCACAGAGCATCCGTCCTCATTTTCCCATTTTTTCTTTTCAATGCTTGTGGGGAAACGGAGGGTTGATAGTCCCTCGCTGCTGGAGTAGGGAGCATCCCATTCACCGCCATTGCTGTCAAAGCTGTGCCCATTTGACTGTTCGGATTGTATTTCTTGCTGTATTTGTCCGCTTCCCGAGCATTGGGAGTAGGAAGAAGTCCCATCTTCGCGGAAAGTGCCAATGTCGGCCGTTCCTTTGCGTTCGGCGATAGTGACTTGTCGATTCTTCCCGTCCCTCCATCTATGGCTGTTGGTGTCGGAAGCAGTCCTACCGGATAGAATGTTGTCTTCCCATTTTCGTTGCATACCTTTAACCCCTGCGTCTGCACGGTGGGCAATAAAGAAGACGCGGTCTCTTCTGTGCGGCGCTCCGACGGCACAAGCCGGAATAACAACCGGTTGGACGGAATATCCTTCACGTTCAAGGTCGTTGCACACTGTTTCGACGACGTATTCCTGCCGATGCAATATTCTTTTTCGGTCAACCTCTCCGAACAGAGATTCTTCACGTCCCAACGCAGTTTCACTGCCGGGTTGTACCATTGAGAGGATTCCAGCAACGTTTTCACCAACAACCCAATCGGGCTGAATCTCCCGTATCGCTCGTAGCATTTCCGGCCAGAGATAGCGGTTATCTTCCGCTCCCTTTCGCTGTCCGGCAACGGAGAAGGGCTGACAGGGAAAACCTCCGGTGAGGACATTGATTTTTTCCCGCCACTCTGTAAAATCTGTTTTCGTGATGTCTTCATAACTTTTGCTGTTTGGGAACCAATAATCAAGTATTTTTCTCCCGAACGGGTTTATTTCACAATGGAACATATTTTTCCAGCCCATTATCTCGGCAGCTATTTCCGGACCACCGATGCCGCTGAACAAACTACCATGGGTAAACTTGTTCTTTTCCATGATTACGGATTTTTTGTTTTTGCTACTTTAGTTGGTTCATAGTACTTGCATTTGCCTGTTTCCGGATTGTATGCCGGCCATACCCATTGCAAACGTGTATCGGGCGGATCGGGCAAATAGCGTTTGCAACTCTTGCGGATTGAGCAGGTAACGCCCGAACAATAACTATAATCTGTATTCATTGTCATAATGTTTTTAATTAGTTTACTGTTTTCTGAATGACTGCTCATTACCGAAATTGATGATTAGCATCATTTCACGGAAACGGTCTGCAATTCGTTCGTCGTAATATTCTGAAATCCCTTTTGCCGTAAGATTGGATGAAACTAGCGTGCAGAATTGCTCTTCATACCGGAAAGACAGTATATCCATTGCTGCTGTTACGTAATCGCCATAATGAATGCTCTCTTTCGGTTCTGAGCCGAGGTCGTCTATTGCGAGTATTTCAATTTTACGCAACCTTTTGTATTGTGCCACATCAGATATATTGTCACGTGTAGGGTTGTTGTATGCTTTTGCCAACAAAACGAGTTCCTTTGCCGGTACTATCATGTATCCGCGTACTGGATATGTATCCACATTACTGCTATATCCCTCATCTGAGCGCAAGTAGTTTATAAGGTTTTGCAACGCACGTAGAATGGTAGTTTTTCCATTGCCGGCACCGCCGCATAGAAACAATCCGAAAGTGGAGGCTTCCGATGTAATCCAATTGGAAATGTCCCAAAGGTGCTTTTTGTATTGTTCGGTGGCATTAAATTCCCTATGCCTATGGGCAACTTCCACCCGGCACGCTTCATATAGCATAGCGTAAACTTGCTTGGCTGTATATGGCAATCTAAAACGAGTTACCATATGTTTTCTCTTCATCAGATTTGAGAAGATTGCCTCTGCGTTGATTTCGGCTGTCGGGTCTAACTTTATCATCTTTTCTTTTATTTTTGTCGTTTACAATTCTCAACCATGCGTTGAAGTGCTGTTTTGCATCCTGCAAGGAAGAATGCCGGTCTTTCCCGTCTGCCAGGCATTGTACCCGGAAATCGTCAAGACTGCTGCGCAATAATGATATATCCATGTGATGAAGTACTTGTAGTTGGTCAAGCCAACACTCATCTTTTTCCAGTTCAGCAATTTCTTCATCAAGTGTAAGGGAATAGATTTCACTTGGAGGCGGATTGTCTGGTTTTTGGCAAGCACCTTTGGAAGTCGGAATCAGATCGGGGGCTCTTTCTTCCTGAATGAGTCTATAAGATTCAGGTATAGATACAGACTTTCTTTTGGCGCGGGTACACATTTCCGTATATCGTCGCTGGATTGATGCCGATGTGATAATCCCACGTGATAGTAGTTCTTTATCGAAAAGCCCCACCGAACCGCAGTATTTCACAACTTCCTGCACCGTGTTTTCTTCCAGCCCGAAGTACTCAGCTACGTCAAAGGCAGTATTTGCATCCCACACAAGGAAACAGCCTTGTACTCGGTAAATCTCACACAGAATATAGTCGTACACAGCAATGCCCCGGCATTTAAAATCTTTTTTCAGCCGTTTTATCCGACGGTCTTGGTATCTATCGGTATCGACAGTATAATAATTAAGACCTGTTTTGATGTTTGCCATATTAGACATTGTTTTAAAATTCATTTCTCAAATAATCATCCACTTCACGAATGAAATCATCCAGCGAAAAGCACAGAACATATTTGTATTCTCCGTTTTCACATATTATCTTTTGCCATTCTTTTTGTGATGGAGATTGATAGCCGCCTGCGCCTCTTTTTCATTTCAATGAGCAGCGCACCATAATCACGATTGCTTTTCAACAGAATCAAATCGGATACACCGGCTGTTACGCCCTCAGCTTTCAATTTGCCACCTGTAACAGTATCACGTCTTCCTCCGTTCGGCACAGCAAACAACCGGCCTTTTAACTTCGGATACTTCAAATTGAACCACTTTACGCAAGAGCATTGTATGCGATGTTCCTCATCGTCATATTTTTGCTTCTTTTTTCGTTTCTTTTCCATTTGAAGCATTTCCTCAAGTGTCATTGTCGCTTTGCTTTTCGGGTGTAACAATGGTGTCTTTTCCGGTCTTGTCTACTACAACTTTTTTCCCACCAACGGTTATCGTTGTCCTGCAACCTTCGGGGAGAGATTGTATGAAATTTCGTACAACAGGCGAATTGGCATTTTCACTGATGGTATCCGTAATGGACTCATCTGCGGCATATGGATAGACATCCATAATGGCAGTTTCCGCTACCGATGCAATTTGATAGTCGGCCATTGTGCCTTTCATACCCTCATCCAGTTTATTTACTGCATCACGCAAGTCGGCTGCTTGTACCAGTACGTTGGTAGCTGTCTTTTTTTCTGCTCCACTTTTTTCATCTAAGGTAATGAAATACAGCTTGCACTTGAACCAGCGGTCAGCACTGTCTTCCTCACAGGGAAAGAGCTCGCTATAGTTGGCACGTTTAATGTCGGAAACTGTAAACTCACCGGAAATAAAGGGTGTCATTTCTTCAATGATGCGTGCTTCCGCTTCCGTGAAGCTGAGCGCGTCAACCAGATAGGGTTCCGTTACTTTCTTGTTCATTCCGTTATCCATTGTCTTTTCATAACGGATTTTACATTCAAACCACGTGTGCATCATGAGTTCATTTTTTCTTTGAGTTGTTTACTGACTACAAGTTTTACTGTTCGTCTAGCCGGAATGACTACCGTTGTTCTCTTGTAGATATTACGGGCTTTCCTTTCTTTTGTGATATAAGTCTTGATAGTGCCAAAACCACGTATATAGACATTTTCACCTTTACAAAGTGCTTTCTCAATAGCATCAAAAGCACAGTCGACAGCTTTGATAGCCTGTGAACGGCTGATGCTTGTATTGCTTATAAGGTAATCGGCTATATCTGCTTTTCTCATAATTGTATTTTTAATATGGGTGACTATTTAATGTTAATGAAAGACCGGGTGTAGCGGCTGTTATTTCTATCTCTGGATATAATCTTTCTATTCCATGGATAAACTCCGTAGCATTGCTGTTATTGTCGGACAGATGCAGGAGTAGAATGTTGCATACTTGAGACAGGTCATTGGCTTGCAATGTGAGGAGACTGTTATCATAGGACATGTGCGACTTAATGGTGCGTTCGTAGCGTTTCTTGTCAATGCGCCCGGCAGTGAAATTTGCATCAAGAATTTCCTTGCTATAATTGCACTCCAACATTACATTGTTAAGACCGGGAAATTTGTATTTTAGGAAATAGGTGTCTGTGGCAAACAGCACTGTTCCGCACTCTTCATGACGGATGAGGTATCCGTAAGGTTCCGCAGCATCATGTTGTACAGGGAACGGTATCACTCTAAATCCATTTATCACAACTTGTTCGAATGGCAACAGCCCTTTTGCCCAATAGCTGGAAGAGAAACCAAGCGCATGTTTTGTGCCTTGACTCATATAGCAAGGTATGCAGGCGTTTATAAAATCGCCCACACATTTGGCATGGTCGCCATGCTCATGGCTGACGATACAACCAACAATGCTGTTTAGATTGAAGTCAAGAACCTTTTTTACTTTGTTGAACTTAACTCCGGCTTCCACTGCAAGTACCTCACCAGTCTTTTCAGACTGGAAGAGGTAACAGTTGCCTGATGATGAAGAACCTAACACATGAAGTTTCATTTCAAATAGGATTAATAGCCCGGTCCATCATCCTCGGTTGAGGCTTGGTTTTCGGTACTTGTTTCACCTTGGGTCTCTTTAATTTCTCCTGTTTCAGGGTCAACACCTGCCGAAACTTCATTGGAAACCGGAGCTGCCGCATCATCAAAACTGATAGTGCTTTTGTTGGCTTGCGTGGAAATTTCTTTCGCAACCTGTTCTGTAACATCGACATAATCGGCGTCCTCTACATTTTCTTCAACGGTACGCATACCCATTGACAGTTCCGGTGAGTATGTAGAACACCAGAACGAGGCGGCACGGTAACGTAACATCTGTTCGGGCATAGTACGCCACTTGCTGCCGTTTTTGCTATACCAACCCTCATCAATCGCCATTTGTATGGTAACGGCTGTACCACGTAAGGCAAGTGGTGATTTTGATGTAACCGGTTTTCCGTTCTCATCATGCGTAACACCTTTAGGAGTAGTCCATGCCACACACTTGACATTTGCCACACCGTTATTGCAAACTCCATTTGATGTCAATTCAAACTTCAGTGGTTCAAAGCGTCCACAAGTATTGATAGTGGCAATTAGGAACTTGGACGACCAAGATGGGCGACCATATACAATGTACAAGTTCTGCATTACCATAAGAGGGGATGCTCCAATGCGTGTGGCCACATCGAATGCGATTACGCAGTTGGCAACTGCTTCGGCTTCGGAAACCGTTTTTTTAGGTCCCTCGCCGGTCTTACCGCCAACAACACCGCCAATGCGGTAACTTTCGGGTACAAGACTGGAATTGGCAAACATGGTGGAGAAACGGTTGAGCGTTTCAATGGTTGTCGGGTCAAAGAAGTTGATGCCGGCAGGAACGTTACTTTGATGTGTAACCGGTGCGATTTGTCTTTCGTTCATAATTCTAATAATTAAAGATTTAACTATTTATTTTACTGTCAGTTGACTGTCTGTTGTAACCTGCAAGAATATCATTTGTGCGTTGGAAGCAATGAATGTATTCACGCTTTCGGCACGGTCAATGAACATTGGAGCATAGACTTCGTAATGTTTTGCCAATGCGTTGGTGATGTCAATACCTGCGTTCACTTGCTTTGCTGTATTGCACGTACCATAGGACACACCGTCAATTATAGGAATACATACTTCGTATTCGTTTCCGTCAAGAGTGGTATCGAAAAGTTTCCAGTGTACCATGCCAAACAGCGAGTTCAAACGGCTCTCACAATCATCAATGCGAGCTCTGGCAAACTTGGCAGCTATATATTCACGTTTCTCTATGTCGGCTATCTTCTGTGCGAGTTCACGACCTTCCTTTTCAAGACGTTTTATTTCTTTATCATAGTTGGCGATAATGGTACGGTTGTTTAGTTGGATTTCCAAGTTCTTGATAGCAGATTTCACCAACTCGGCACGTTCGGACAGTTCGGTATCTGTCTGAGTATATGTGATATTTGCTATTTCTTTTTCTATCTCATCCAAACGTTTCAGGTTTGCTGCATACGCAGGCAGCTCGTTTTCATTGATGGCGGACGGTGCTGCTTTCGGGGTGGATTTCAGACGGTCATACAGCCCTGCAATACATTCGTCAATGGCAGTAATCTTTTTGGAATGCTCTACAAGTTCTTCATTACACTTGTTTAATTCCTCTCGGTATGATTCGACTTGTGCCGACAGGGATTTTCCACGTGATCGATTCTCCTTGAGCCTGTTTTGTTTATATTCTTCAAACTTTTGGAGAGCGTCTTGTATCATATTGTCGGGTAAAGGCTGACCGCAATGAGGACAGATATTATCACCGGTGTACTGTGTGGCACGAATGGATGCCCATTCGGAACGTAATTCTTCAAGTCTGCTTGTTGTTCCAGTTATTTCTTCGTTCAAATACTTGATGCGCTCTTTTGCACGGGTAATGTCTATATTGCAATCCGATCGTTCGGAATGAATATTCTTCAACTCTTTCTCGATTTCATTACGCGTTTCGTTCTGCTTATCGGCTTCCTCCTGACGACTTCTCCTTTCTGCGGCAAGAATATCCTTCTGTTGCTGTTCGATTTGTCGTTTTTCACGGTTCAGCGCAGCTTTTTTATCGATGGCAGATTGCTTGCGGGCATCTTCCGAATGCAGAAGTTCGTTTACTTCTTCCAGCTCTTTCTTTTTGTCGGTGAGCATTTCTTCCAATGAGCCCCAATCCTCGGCTTCCGGTTTCATCTTGTCCGCTTGGTCGATACGTGGCTTGATTTCATCCGCTTGCATTTTTAGACGTTTTTTCTCTGCGGCAATCTGCCGACGATAATCCGCCAATGATTTGCCACTCAACATGTCTACGAGAGCGGTAAATTCTGCATTTCCCTGCGCCAATTCGTTGTCTGTTTTGGCTCCGGCAATGGACATTAACACTTCACGTTGAACATCTTGTTTTAACGATAGGAAATACTCGGTATTGGTTAGCATCTTGAAAAGGTTCTCATCAATGATTTCGGCATTTATACGTTCCTTATACTCATTGACACGAACAGGGATGCCGTCCCATGTGCATTCGGTAACATTCCCCTTGAACACTTCCTCTACTTGTCCACGAGGTTTGACCCATTGCTCCTTATACTCTCGTTTGATGGTGATTTCCGTTCCATCGACGACTAATGTTCCCTCTACGGAGCATTCACAATGCTGTAGAGGATTGCCCTTTTCGTCTGTGGTGCGCAAGTTGAAGTCTTTACGGTCTTTGCTGTCCTTGCCGAAAAGCAGCCAACAGAACGCATCCATGTGCCTGGACTTGCCGAGGCCGTTACGGCCACAGATACGTGTAACAGTGCCATCTGTATGGAACTGTGTTGTCCTTTCTTTTTCTCCACGCCAGTTGCGAAGCGTGATTGATTTTAGCTGAATTGCTTTCATCTACTTTAATTTTTAATAGTGAAAAAAATAGTGGGAGGAACAGGATTTGAACCTGTGTCCTGCTGCATCTTGGCCATTTGGGTACGTACCGCCGCTCTATCCACTGAGCTATCCTCCCTTATCTCGTTATTTGAAATAATCCTGTCGGGTTTTCTGCAAGGCTCTCAACTCCGCTGTCCGATATTCTACCTTTCCGGGACGTTTGCATGGCTCAATTTTACCCTGCTTGCGCCATCTATCCACATTGCCACGCCCAAACATAGCGTATGCTTTTCGCTGGCTGACCATTTCGGGGTCATTGTGTGTATCGGCAAGCATACGGACTACAGAGGACGCTACATCACGGACGAAAGTGTCATAAGTGACGGATTTATCGGGAAAATCAATAGTGAGCATAGGATTACGGATTAAAGTGAATACTCTGCACGATAATTTTCATCGGTTTTAATAAAATATGCAAGCACTTTTATTAGGGAACGTTTAGAATCGGGCTTGGCAATAGAGTCAACCAGGCTTTCTCTCTTTTGCTTGTCTGTAGCAATAAAGATGTAGCCCACGTGTCTTGCTTCCGGTTTAAGAGGCTTGATTTGAGAATTTAATCTTTTGAAATTGATAGACATGATATTGTAAGTTAAGAGGTTATTTGTTTTCATTTTGAAACTCCATCCATGATATACGTACCAGTTTCCATGTAAGAAAGATGAATACAGCTGATACAAGATAGCCAATGAACGATGCGATGTTTCCAAGTATGATATGTGCCACAATACTGACAACCACCGCAAAAAGCATGATGCAGGATAGTATCAGTTGTGAAATATTTACAAATTTGTTCATGATGATTACAAATTACGATATTCTGATTACTGTTATGATACGCTTTTCTCGGTCCGTTTCTGTCTTGTATTTACGTTCAAGGATAAGACCGAGGTCTGATGCTTGTGCGCGGACTACTTTTGTCCGAGCAATCGGGAATGTTACGGTTTCACCTACATTCAATTCGCGCAGAGCAGGACGCACTTTTACTTGATTTTCTGCCATTTCTTTTGTTGTTTATAGGTTATTGTTTAACTTTATAGTGCAAAGCTAATATATTTATTCGTGGCGAACAAATATTTTCGTCATAAAATTTAGTGTATGCGAAATTAAACTTTAGTCAAATGGCGTAAATACTTGTTAGTCATGAACTTGGAAGTTATTAGGAAATTAAGCGAAAACAGAGGTGGCGGACTAAAGAAACTTGCTGCTGATGTTGGTATGAGCGAGCAAAACTTGCATAGATGCATTAGGAACAACAAAATTCAAGCTGCCGACTTAGAAAAGATTGCATTCTTATTGAAAGCAGACATACGAATATTTTTTGATGACGATGTGTCGAGACTATCAAATAATACGGTTGAGACGAATGGAGATTTTAGCCCTGCTTCAATGATGGGCAACGTGTCTGTAGGTACAGATGTTATTCTTGCAGAGCGTGTGAAGCATTTGGAAGAGTTACTCGCAGAGAAAGAGAGATTGATTAAGGTTTTAATGGAGAGGAAATGAAAAAGGAAGTCTTAATATTGCTTCTTACTTTCTGTTCTATGTGCTTGGTCTGCTGGGGACAAAATACGAAATCAATTGAGGAAACAAAAAAGAAAATAGAAAATCAATATGTTGCTTTTTGTTCTCAATTAAATAAACAGTTGCCAATGAGAGTAGATGAGGTTACTACACTCAAATCTGTCGCTTTTGTCAATTGGACTATGATGTGTTATTATTCAGTTGAGATAAATATGGCAGACTACCAAGATATAGAGTTGAAGGAGTTTATGAAGGGTATTAGAGATAAGCAGAAGAAACAGATACCTACTATGATTTCGAATGGGAGTTATCAGTTTACTCAAAGTGAATTATATGAATATCTAAAGGGTACAGGGTTAAAGTTTCGTTTCATTTACCATGATTTAAACAATAGGCAAATAGGGGTCAATCAATTTGATTATAAGGATTTTGCAACAAGGATAAAATGGGAAGATTAAAAATAAAAACATTAAACGACTTTTACGACATTGATAAGTTTCTTAAAGAGTTGATTGCTTGCAGTGAACAAGCGCAGGCAAACGGGGTTATGGTATTTGCTTTTATCTTGTATAGAGACGTTGACTATTATCTAGCTGAGATATTAGTGAATGAGAACCGTTGGAATGCACTCGACGAGAAATCTGGGGACAAATTGTGTGTATATAGCCTTAAAGATTCTTCCAGATCATCAGGCCCTACTCAATATTCCGATCAGGTTTTTCCAAAATCTTCTTTTTCGTCTCCGTTTACGACCCAGATGATGATTACGATACCATATAAGCGTTTTGCTAGGAGGATACCTCCATTTAAAATAACAGATGCGATTTTTACAGAGGATATTCTTAATGAAAAGTTGATATATCCGTCAATATTATTTTTTCAAATAGAAAATAAGCAAATATACGACTCTGTGCTTTATCCCTTGATAGAAGAAGGAGTAGAGGAACTACATAAAGAAATGCTGGATTGTTTTGGAAGAGTAAATTCATATCTTGAAAAGAAACACAGCGGGGAGGGGGGAGAACTGAGTGAGATATTTGATGGTATTAAAAAGGATATTAAACTTTATAGGACTAAACGGACAGGGTGTCATATAGTGAAAAAAATTATGAAGTATATTCCTCTTTCCACTCTTATTAAGGTTATATCTACACAATTCTTCTAACTGAAAAATATTATGGAATTGAAGTGTTATTTAGAACAGTTGAAGTGTGATTTCGAAAGCAGTCAAAATCCGCAATGGTACGATGAACACACGAAAGTCACACTCGATAGCATTTCTAACGAGATGAGGCTTGGAAGAATTACTTGGAACGAGTTCCGTCATTTTGTTGAGGACAATTTTGGGCAAGGTGATTTTGCCTGGGGATGCTTGCAACACGTAAAACAGAACATCTGATACCTTACGGACACAATGGTCTGACAAACTCGACCTTAACACCTGCATCTCCTTTGATGCGTATCACCTCGCAGACATAGGCACGTTTCATCACTTCTCGAATGCGCAGGGCGTCTTCACGGGAGTGGAACAGCCATCCGTTCTTGTAGAGCGCACGGCACTGTTTAATGGTCAAACTACGGGGATATGTTTCGCCAAGAACTTCGGGAAGTAAATCAGCGCCACGCAGGTAGAAGAAGCCTGCAAATTCTGTCGGTATGTAAGGCTTTGTATTCATGCCGGTAAAATTAGCGAAAGGAGGAGCGAATTGAGGTATAACTTTATCCATAAATACGAAGAAATTGAATAAACGAATATTGTTGAGAAGTATTATATAACTCATTGAAAAGTACCTTATTTTGGCGGCGGCACAGGCTGCAATCGAGGAATAAAGTTTGAATGCTGATAATTAGTGAAATACGAGGCAATGACTTGGAAATCAAGTTTTTGCCTCGGTTCTTTTTCTACATGCTCTGCTCATTCATAAAGCAGTATAAACGGCAGAAAATACCCTATTTGTTGCTTCAATTGATGAGGCAGAGGAAGAAGCGGAGAAACGACAGGTTGAAGGTCGTGTAACTGAGGCAAAGGTTTCCTTGAAGTTCATCACAAACGTCCTATATCGACATATGATGAAGAACATGAGATTCCTCAATCAGAACTTGTCGCTTTATGCTCAAATTGCCATTCTATGGTTCACAGAAGAAAAGAGGCAATGGATGTAGATGAACTCAAAAGTATTGTACAGAACAAACGTAATAATTAAATCCTTCAAAGAAGTTTAGACTAAACCAAATATGGATTTGAAAAACTGTATATTTGAAGAGCTGCTGAAGGCTGCACAACCTAAACGCGGTCTATTTGTGATACCATTACCTACTGGTTCTGGTAAGACATATAATTCATGCCTGTTGATGGCAGAAGAATTGAAGAAAGAAGATGCCCGTCGTATCTTCTATGTCACAGATGCCAAGAAACAGTTGGATGCAACAATCGAAGACATAAAGAAGAATTTAACCAGGAGCGGTATCAAGCTTCAGAAGCATGATATTCTTCGTGTTTATTCGCAAGAAGAGCAATGGGAACGAGCGTTTACTGACCCTGCCATCCTTCAGAGGATGGAAGCAAATCCTCTTTTTCAAGGGGATAAGGCTTTTGCTAATTTGAAACGTCTTTATACTTATAATGATGTAACAGAAGGAATTACTGAGGAAATTGCAAAGAATCGTTCGCGTCTTATTGATAAAGTGCGCAAAGAAGCCCTTACTCCAATTCGTCAGAAATATAAGAATGAAACTGACGAGGTTATAGCCTCGCATATCCTTCGAGAATATTCAGTACTGGAGGAACTATACCCAGAATTGTTATTTTATAAGAGTAAGATCGTTGCGTTGACAGCATCCAAGCTGCACACAACAGCTTCACCTAAATTGGTGCGTAAGGGCACACAGCCTTATTGGAAGCATATCGAGGACTCACTTGTCATTATTGATGAGTCCGACCGCGTAAAGGAAGCTGCAATGAAACGTCTCTTCGATTGTGAATGTGGTAGAAGAAGACGTTTTAATTTCTGGGGCTTGTGCTATTTTATCTGCGAGCACTATGAAGAGGTTCTGGATATGCAAAGGATGCCTGAATGGGTTGAACATAAAGACAATATTCAGGCAATGCTTAAAGCGATAAAAAAGAAGAAGGAATATCTGATTGATGACATAGCTCCTCAGAAGATGCTTAGTGGCTTGGAATTGAATGAGAATGTCAATCGTGGCAATTTCATCTTTTATGATGAAGACCAGACATTTTCAGCAGAGAATTTCGTATTGTCCATCCACAACAAGAAAGAGGAGAATGTCTCATACCTTCAACCAAAACAAATGTTGAAGAGCCAGAATGATAACACCCTATCGTTTGCGGCAAATCGTATCATTCTTTTCCTGAAGAATTTTGTTCAGATAGTAGATAAACATGCGGAAGAGTATGCTCGAATAGAGAATGAACTCCGTAAAAAGAAAAGCTACGAGACTTCTGTAGATCTTGAGAGTGAGCGTGCCTTTGACCATATTATTAAATATATGGGTATAAACGAAGGTAATACAGAATACCGTCAGGCTCTACAAGAGTTGCGTTGTGGAACAAACTTTGAAACTCCTCACTCAAAAGACCAGGAGGTCGAGAGCAGATCTATCTATGATAAAGGTATAAGTTTCATAGAGGTGTACTCTCTTGACAATGACCGTTATTCTTGTTGTTTCGATTATCACGAAATGAGGTGTATGCCTGAGAACGTGTTGCTCGATATGGTCAACCATAACCGAGTAATCATGTGTAGTGCTACGGCTGACAATCAGAGTCCAGTTCACAACTACGACTTCAACTATATAGCCAAACAAGGCGTAAAGGTTGAGAAGATTGACAATGATGCATTGCGAAGAATTGAAGATTATATAGCCCTCAATTATGCCAATCCTGACGTAAAGTTCTCAATTTATAAAGAGGAAAACACAAATCCAAAAGAAAAGATTGAGGTGTATCTTGGCAAATGTAATCAAGCTGTCAAAGATTGTCTTGACTTCGTTTCTACCGACAAGAACACCTTTGATAAGAACAATTCTGCCAGAATGGTGAATATGCTGAGCCACTATATGGATTTTATTGAAAATCCTGACGCAAAGGCATGGCTCTATTTTCAGCCATTCTCATATACAGGTAAGAGTAGTATCGGTATAAAGAAGGCACTGAACATTCTTCAACAAGCAAGAATAACCAAGCGTGGAGAAAAATTCGATAATGATTCAATGGACGAACATGCCATTGATGATGGGAGCACACGCAGATATTCAGATATATATCCTAAACTGAATGTGTGCTTTCTTAGTGGAGAGCATTTCAAGAGAGACTTGGAGGAAGTAGAGAAGTTGTTGAAGGAAGATCCTAAACTTAAGATGTTCTGCTTCGTATGTTACCAGTCAGGTGCAGTGGGCGTAAATTATCTGTTTGAAACGGATAGCAAATACAGAAAAAAACATTGTCTGGAAGCTCCAAATACCAAAGATCGTAAAGACACACGATGCAATTTCGATGGTATCATTATGGATAAGCCCACAAACTTTATCCCTCTGATTGAAGTAGATGACTACCTAAAGGCTTGTATATCATTGAGTATATTGGGCACAGACAACCAATTAGAACTCAAAGAAAAATCTGATTTCCAACGTGCATTGCTTCGACGCAGACACCACCGTGTTGTTGATGAACTGAGCGAAATCATGAAAGGTCGAGAGATTCAAATCAAAGCTGCATTGAAAGAAACTCCTGCTTTTGATGCTTTTTGCCTACGATGGGCTGTACAAGCTTTGGGGCGTATAACTCGCTCAACCATCTACAATAAGTCTGTTCATATTGCTATTGGTGAGGATATGGCTTACTCTATGGTAACGGCAAAGAAACCAGAGGTACAGACAGGCCTGCTCAAACATGTTTTGAAAGCTATCAATGAAAATCAAAATATCATTGACCGCTTTGAGGGCAAAGAGGAGGAATCGGATATTACGTTCAACAATGATGAGCATCGTAGAGATAGATACATCAGTGAGTTGGTCGGTATAAGTTTCAAGGGTACAGATAAGTATGCCTGTCAGATACGTGAAAGATTACATTCGATACGTGAGTATGTAATGAAATATCCTGAGTTTGACGATAGAAACGATATTGACCCGTCAATGCGAATGTTCTATATCCAGTCTGTTGAAGCACAAGCAAAAAATCGAAGTTATTCAGATGCAAGTGTACATCTGGATGCAATCATGAAGCAAGGGTTCATCAGACAATACTTTGAGACTAATGGATATTGTACGTCTTGGAAAGGTAAATCATGGGTTATTTCGCCACAAGTTATTCAACAGGTATATACAGGTTACTTTGGAGAGCAAGTGTTCAAGGCAATTCTTGAAAATGCAGCATGTAATGTAGGATCACTTCCTGAAAAAATCTGGGAGCGTGCTGACTGGGTAGTCAATGATAAGTTATATGTGGATGTGAAATTTATGTCTGATAGTGACTTTAATCAGCATGTCAACGCCCAGTCTTGGGAGCGAAAAATTCGAGAATGTGGTGGTAGCTATATTGTAGTCAATGTTCCTCGATATGCTGGCAACTATTCATTTACTCATACCATACAACTTGAAGGTGGTGCGAACCTGCCAATCATCAATGGTCTGATTGACGTTGAGACAGGTGCTATCCTTGACAAAAACGTTCAGGCAGTCCTCGAAAAGTTAAACATCGTGTAAACAACTATGGAAAAGATAAGAACCAATCATATAAAAGTCCATTTCCTCTGGGATGAGTTCCTGGAGGATTTCGACTTGTACAAGATAGAATACTCCAATGCCTATGACTTTGGCAACAACTTAGGTATTTATTGTAAATTGGAAGGATTGTGCCCTAATAGTGCTGTCTGTGCGTTCAATAAGATGGTCAAAGAAGGAAATGCAGATGCCCCAACCAAACATCGCATATTCCTTTTTGCATCGGCAAAGAAGGAAAGTATCACTACAGCCATGCTTCAAGAACGGCTTGAAAAGGTTAATGTTAAGATAAAGCAAATCAGTTATAACCCGGACTATAGGGAAGGAATTTATCCACACAACATGCTTAACCTGATGCTATCCATGATGCCAAATAGAGACAAAACTCTAAGTTACGCACATGGTAAGCTCATCTGTGGTACTTGTAGTAGCCTGTATAATAAAGGTAAAAAGCAAGGTGAAGAGCTTGGTTTACAGTTGGAGTTTGCCTATGGTGGTTTGCTTGAAGCCCATACCAGTACCTTTGCTGAGGCTGATAAGGTTGAAAATTCCAAGAAGAAGGATTCTTTAGTTTACCATCTGGAATTTGGTGATGAACGCATATACTTCTCGTCACAAAAGAAGAAAGGAACCAAAGAGTATTATAATCATCCTTCCATATTCAGAAAGAACAATAAAAATCGTATTCCGTTCTTGGATTTCAGTGATATTGACCATTTGGAGGAATCACAGGCTTATATTATTTCTTCTGTACTGAATGATTTTTTGACTACATACTCTAAATACATTTTGGTATATCCTGTTGTTTATAATGATCCTCAATTATTACAGTCGCAAGAAGCTGAGTTTAAGAATGAAGATGAATTGGTTCGTAATATGCTTTCTTCTTCCTGGATAGACATTTCATGTCATACCAAAGAAGAGGGCGTAGAGGAACGTCGTGCTTTGATAGAGGACAAGTCGAAAGTTTACATCAACAAGTTGTTTAAGACTGGCTTTGAAGGTACTTTCGTCAAGACCAAGGGTAAGAATAGAATCTGTATTCGTATCGTTGGAGATAAGGATCAAGAGGCTGAATTGTCAACTGCAAAACGAAGGTCAAAAGATAGACATCGCCTTCAGGAGAAGTTGGATCTAATGGAGAAGCTGATTCCTGTTCAAGATTCAATGATAGGTTCAGAGATAAATGATGCGACAATCAAAAATATCTTTCGCCAAATTCTGATTAAGAAAAGCTGTCTGCAATCGACTTTGCCGAAAGCTATGATTGAGCGTTTTAAGGGATGCGTTATAACCTATGCAGAAAGTAAGGTTAAAAGCAAGGACTACTACTTTGTTCAAATGACTATTGATAATGATGGTCAGCTTTCTTATAGAGATATTGAGAAAAAAATACCACAGGATGGTGTTATCTCTGTACTGGACGCAAATTTCGAGATGCGCGAATATCAAATACCTGACTTTAAAAAGGGATATAACAAGGATATTATCTATTGTATCGAGAAGGATGGGGTCAAGTATAATATTTATGATACCGAAGAGTATATCTTCCCGGAATTAGATGAGATGACTCGTGCCTTGACAGTATTAAAGGACACTATTGTGCCAGCCGAAGCATACCAACTGTTGATGGACAATGTGCAGTCAGTAGATGCAAAGACATTTTGCCAGCAACGTATGCGTGAAAACAAGGATGGTGTTCTACACAATCAGTTCTATAAGGATATTAAGATTATTGGTAAAGAAGACGGAGTTACAAGGGATCTCATGCGCTTGATAACTAAAGAGTACCACATCAAGCAAGGTCAGGACTTCCGAACAGCTTCTCGCCGAGAGAAAACTCTGGGTGCTTGTGTCAATGTTCATTATTGGAAGTATTCACCCAATACATGGATGTATTGTGCAGGTCCAAATCCAAGTGGCAATTTTAGCTCTATTGACAATAAGGTTCATGTTCGAGAATTGGTTTGCGATAAGACTCCTGATGAAGCATTTGTTAATGAGTTGATTTGTTCATTGGGCGATGGTTGGAATAAGATAAATGAGTTCTCTGTTCACCCTTCAATTTTCAAGTTCCTGAAGGAAAGGTTGGAAATGTATAAGGTGAAGGAACAACTCGATGAAATATCCTCAAAGGATTAAGGTAATGAATACATATTTGGTAGAACTGATAAGTGACCTGGATGAACAAGTCTCAATATATGTAGATGCTTATGATGAATCC